AGAATCCGTGGTACGCTGCACTTGGCATCAAGTTGATGACGGCGAACGGGCAGGAAAATGCGCTTCTGAGAAACCACTTCGATCAGATTCGCATATTCCCGCCTATGTCGATTCCAAGTCGCTATGCGGGTCAGTACGGATTGACCGGGAACCTTTCGGACAATCTCGTTGCTGTTGAGAGTGTCGGCACCGGCTCGACTAACATCGAGGAAGTTCTCTGGTACAACACGGTCACGAACTCGTCTGTTGCTGAAGGTTTGGTTGTTGGACAATGCTTTCCGACGTCAGCCTTCGATTGTCCAGACGTGACACACTTGCAGAGGGATGTCTACATGCGTGGAGGCAACAACACGTCTGGAGGCGCGGGCATGTGGTCCGCTCCAGCGTATGACGGCCGGGTCAAGGAGATCGTGTTCGGTGGGAATCTTCCGAACGGTACGGACTCAACGTGGTGGCTGCCTCCGATGGCAACCAACAACGCCACGACGGCGGGTGCTGACGATCGCGGCTCGAGAATGTGGACCACTCCGTACCTGTCCGCGATCTTCGGAGCTGGGAGCACACCAGAGGATGCCGCCGCGGTTGGAACTGTTGATGAGCCGGTTACTGAAGCTGGCGATCCTGTTCTCGTGGTCGAGGGCATGGCTTGTGAGATGTCCGGAGACACGAGTGGTAACGTGACGTACACGCTCTACTCCGCAGGCGCCGCGCTGAATGGCGGAGCAGTGTCCTGCACGGTAACTGCCGCGGCAGGCTTCGAGGACTACTGTTCGATCGCTCCGAGTGTTGCCGAAGGCGCAGCGTCTGCAAACACGATCGCGGCTGGTGCTGCTGTTGCTGTCCAAGTGAACCAGGCTTCAGGAGACAACACAGACACGACGGTGCGCTGCACTGTCTACACCCACCCGAGGCTGTAATGAAGAAGCTTCTTCTTGCACTGATCTTCCTGATTCCGGCCTGCTCTGCCGATGCGCAGCCGCCGCTTGCTATGCCCTTCGCAACGTGTACGGTGGCGAACATCGACACCTGCATCGGGGGACCGGAGCCTGGGCGGATTTCAGTAGTCCTCGATGCGCTGAACGATCAGGACTGCGTGACAGGCGGCGGGAGTGCGATGGCGCTCTGCCAGCACAATCTCGACGGAACGTACAGTCCTGTTGGCGTGTTGGGGAGCACTCCGTTCAGTCCGCCGTACATCGCACTCGACGATCGAGATTCGGACTTCGATGTAGATGGAGATGATCTCCAGGATGCTGTCGCTTTCTGTGGATCTGGATTCACTGGCGGTGCAGGTGGCTGCACGATTGTTCTCCCGCGCGGCGCGTGCCTATCGCAGACGACTACATTGGTGATCGGGACTTATTCTCCGTCCAACCGGCCGCAGATCGGGCTCAACATCATCGGCCAGGGTCAGCCTGCGAAGGACAATGTAGATAACTTCTCCAACGGCAGTTGTCTGCAGTGGGATGGTGCCGATGGCGGCACGATGATTCAGGTCCGCGGCGGGTGGAATCTCAACTTCAAGAACTTCGGACTCGAGATGGACCCAGGAGCGTCTGGAGGCAACAACGCTCTAATCGGAATCGAACTCGCTGCTGACAACGCAGTCGGATCGTCGATTCAGGGATTCCATTTCGACAACATCTACATCAAGGGATCTACTGACGTCAGGGCCACTGTCGGTAGTAGAGGAATCATGATCTCGGAACCTGCCACGTCAGGGCAAGTTGATCGAGGTAAGATTACTCGGAGTGTGATTACCCAGGTCGATGTCGCGATCGAGAACGAGGAACAGCAGGCTGTCGCAATCGACGTCTACGAGTCCGTGCTTGCAGGAGGGAACCAAGCGGTTCGCGTCTCGGCAGGAAACGTCAATCTCTACAACAACGTAGTGACTTGCGCGTTCACAGCCTGCCAGGTGGTTTGGCTCGAGAAGCAGGCGAGTGAGAGTCCGTTCAAGACTCAGATCGTTGACAACCACTGGGAGTCGCAAGCGGGCCTCGGAACGTTGACCTTCGTCAAGATGGGAGACGGGTACTCTGCCGGTAGGTCGAATGTTGGGATCACTCATATGGTTGACATCAGGAACAACCATATCCAAGTCGGCTGCACCGCAGATTGCGAGGTCAACTTCATCGACGGAGCTATCGACACGACACTCAACGTAGAAGGAAACTACTTCTACAAGCTGACTGGCGGAAATCAGCTTGTCTCGGTGAAGGTCTCGGAATGGAGTTCGTCAGCTAGACCTAGTGTTCTGAACTGGACCAACAACTATCCGACGATGGGAGGTTATGCAGCACAGAACTGGTTGGGAACTGTTGCATTTACATCTGGACTTGAGATTTATGCGCCTCGCATTGATCCAGACACTCAAACTGCATTCAACGACCTGAACCTCAACACGATCCGCGATCTTGGCGAGGACGCCAGCGGAATCAACTCCTACTTCCTCGATCTCAGTACCTCAGCCGACCCCTGCGCGGACGGTCAGGCAATCATCGACAGGTTCAATACAAGTAACCAGTATGTCACGATGGTTATTCAGGGTGACGGTTCTATCGGGTTCGGCAACTTGATCGACCGCGGCAACTATCGGACCTGCTGGATGGTTGGAAATCCGAGCGGCACGAAGGATGGTGGCAAGAGCGGAATGCTCACCATGATCTTCAACAGTGCCAGGCTTTCGTATGCCTCGACCGGCCAGTCCGAGGCTGCTGTGATGCTTCAGCTTGGCACCCGGTACAACGACCCATTGGGAAATACGGGCTGGATCGTCGATTCGGTCAAGGCTCAGGGCTTCTTCCAGATGAACTTCACAGTTCAGAACCACGGCTCGTGGCCTCGCGGCTGGGTGCCCTTCCTTCCCTTCGGTGGGAGCACTACGCAGACGACAACGACTGTTGGGGTGCTTACGAGCGAGTTCGTCTACAACAATCTTGAAGGTTTGGAGATGGTCGTCAACGGCCCCTCTGGCCGTGACTACGACGACATCGGGTACTATTTCCAGCAGTCGTTTGGTACCCACTACGGTGGACTATACAGTCAGAACATGGGCACTGGGATAGTGATTGAAGGGGCGCAGGGCGGCTCCACTATTGAAAAATACACGATGAGTGCCAACGACGTTGGAATCGTTATTGGCAACCCGCATACTCCCAACGTGTTCACTCTTGACGATGGAACGACAGTAAACGAGTCTACTCGAGAGATGCGCCTTTCTGGAATCTCGCAGGGAAATCTCTGGAGTCAGTTGATCGTCTTTCAAGGAGCCAAGTTCCACTTTCAGGATGCCTATTTCGAAGAAGGCACGCAAAGTAGAGATAGTGTGCTGCTTGGTGCTGGGCTCTGTTCAACTACGACGACTACAATCTGCACACTGGATTCTGACTGTCCCGGCGGCGAAACTTGTGACCCGGTTGACGGAGCCAATCCGACGGTTCAGGGCTTCCACTTTACAGGTCCCAATACTGGTCTCCCTAATGATCGTGTTACTAATGATGAAGGCACGGTACTCGGGCCTGGATTCCTCCGCAACGCGACGTGGAACCCTTCGGTTATCGTCGATCATATGGCCGCGACGAGCACGCCACCCTACATCCACAAAGTCAATCCGGCAGCCAATGGAATCTTCATGCTCAATGACGGTTCAGGTAACCGGCTGAACGGCTATGCCTGGACGGCAGCGCCGAAGTTGAACTACGTCAATCCCTCTTCCACGTTCAACTTCGAGTACCAGAAGTGGTATCTGATCGACACATTCATCAGCAACGCAGGAACGAATCAGACCGTCGTGCTTGGATTGGCTGAGAACAACCAAGTGATCGACATGTCGATTCCCTCGATTCGATTCTGCGATACTGGAGGTGCTGGTGAGCTGATCATTGATCCAGATCCTCAAGGTACTCCGACTCGTTCGATTGTCTTTCCTGGACTCTCGCCTGGAGTTGGTGACACGATCACGAGCGATGTAGCATCGACCCCATCGTGTGTGACGCTTACTCCAATCAGCACGACTCAATGGCTTGCAACTGACATCCTCGGAACGTGGACTACTCCGTGAGCGATCTACGTTGGGAACAGCCTGGGACCGTCGCGGCGGACTTCTGGAGAGTCTATCGGGACGGGAACCTGATCGTGGATGGAGTCGTGGCGCAGCCCGATGGGGCTGGTGTACGAAGCACTCCGATTCCTGGTCACCCGAGTTCTGCTGACTACACGATGACTGCTGTGAATGAGCACGGAGAATCGGCACAGTCGAATGTGATTAGTCTACCGGAGATTCCGGAGGCAATCGGAGTTACTATTCTCTTCGTCGTTCTTTTGCTGTTGGCGAAAGGGAGAAAGTCAAGTGGCAGGTGAGATCGTCATCAACGGATGGCTGTCAAAGGTAATCGCTGGGATTGCTACGGCAGGAGTCCTGGGTGGGTTCGCCGGACTCCTCACGGCGCAGTCCTTGGCGCAGGATTACAAGAACCACAAAGAAACCGAGACAGCAAAGATTCAGGAGATGAAGGCGCGGCAAGACAAGCTCTGGGACGAGCAGATCGCCGACAGGACCAATACGACTGTGATTATCAGAGAAGTCGAGCGCGCAAAGGACCGTCAGGATCGAATCGAGCAGAAGATCAACAAGCTGTTGATCAAGCAGGGAATCAATCCCGATACTATCGAGAGCGGAGACTGATATGTACCCTGCACCGTACCGGGGCAATATCGGACTGACCGGAACCTACTACCTCGTGCTTCGCGACAAGCACGGAAACGTAAAGTTCCAACGGAAGCAGAAGAATCTCATCACGAGCGCTGGAGAGAATCTGGTCGCGACTCGGATGAACTACGCTGGCGGCGCTCCGGCAGTTCCGCAGTATATCGCCTTCGGTACGGATTCCACGACTGCCGACAAGACACAGACAGCTTTGGGCGCCGAGTTCGTAACGGCACGGGTCGCGGCAGGTGCAGGTACGACCACGCTGAATCTCCTGCATCTCGAGTTCACTGTGGTCCCTGCGATCACTATGGCGAACGTGGCGGAGGTCGGAGTATTCAATGCTCTGACCGTTGGAACCATGTTCAGTCGGACAGTTCTAAGTCCTTTCACTATGGGAACGTCCGATTCACTCGCAGTCGTTTGGGAGCTTACCTTCGAGGGCGTTGACTGATGAGCGACAAGCTGGCGTCGGTCAAGGGACAGATCATCGTGAGTGGAGTCCATCCTGGGCTCCCTCCGCAGCAGATTCCTCTCTGGGAGCAGAGTGGAAACGTGCTATTCGAAGACCTCGCGGTGAAGCCTGCTCCTGGACAGTCGGCTCTGTTCGTCCCGCTGGCGAACTCGAGAGTCACCGGGATGCAGGCGCTGAGTCTGTTCCTCAGCAGCGTCGTGACTCCGGCGCTTGTGTGGGGAACGAAGACCAAGCTGTATTACGGAGTCACTCCGCCGACGACTGTAGACGCGACGCGCGCCGCGGGAGACTACACTGGTTCGGACGATAACCTTTGGGTGTTTGCCCAGTTTGGTCAGGCCGTGTTTGCGACGAACGGAGTGGACAAGGTTCAATACCTTGCGCCGGGGACTACGCAGTTCGTTGATATTGATACTGTCAGCGATCTCCCGACTACGTTCCGATGCAGGCTACTATGGGTGAAGGAAGCCTTCCTCATTGCCTTCAATACGGACAATGACCCTACGGAAGTCCGTTGGTGCTCCGAGGACGATTTCACAGTCTGGACGCCCGCGGCCGCGAACAGCGCGAGAGACATCCAGCTCCGAGATCTGTTCTCGCACATCACTGCGGTTGCTGACTTCGCAGACGGAATGCTCGTGTGCGGCACTACGCAGTCGCACTTCCTTCGGTTCATTGGAGCGCCTTTCTACTTCGGGCAGGATCACCTGATTCAGGGCGCTGGAGCGGTGAGCCGTCGTGCAGTTGTGACTATCGACCGGATTGCCTACGGCTTCGGACCCGATGGAATCTGGGAAACGGACGGAGCTACGCTGAATCAGATCTCGGCTCCTGCGATTCACAAGTACGTCTACGAGGACGCCTACGACGACACGAAGCCTGAGCAAGTCGTGGCCTGGACCGATCAGGACAATACTCAGGTGTTCTGGAGCTTCCCGAACAAGAGTGGAAGTGGAGAGACGATTAGTTTCGATCGGCGGCAGCGAGTCTGGAGCATGCACGAGTACTGGCGAACAGCAGCGGCGCTCGGAGGTTCCTGGCTGTTCCCGATTCTTGGTGGAGTTACAGGCGGCGTCTTCGGGCAGAGCGGCGGCCAGGGAAACGTCACTGGCGAATCGAAGAACCTCGGAGCGTCTCTAGCAATGACCATCGGAACCACCTATGGACATCCGGGCTACGGTGGCCTGGGCTATGGTGGCGCGATCACGGTGGACTAATGGGAAAGAGAAACGGCCAGGGTGGAGGTGGAGGTGGAGGCGGCGCAGCCGTTCCGCCGCCGACTGCCGCGCAGGAACTGCTTATCATGAACCTCACTACTGGTGGGGTTACTATCGGCGTTGGAGATCCTCAGGACACGCTGCAGTCTTGGATCTATACCAAGCCTCTGGACTTCGAGAACGCCGAAGCCGCGAAGTGGATCGACAAGATGATCCTGCATTTGTCTCGTCGCGAGCAGCAGACGAACATGCAGGTTCAGATCTACGCGGCTGATGACGAAGATGGAGAGTTCGTCAGGATTCAGTCTATCAACGTTTCGGAAGGCGCTACTGTGACTCCAGACGTTGACGCTTATCGGTATCTGGTGTTTCAGTTCGTGGACTACGGAGTGAAGGAGCGTTGGCGGCTGCACGGCTTTGAGATCTTTGGAGAGATCTTCGGAGACGAGTTCTAGTGTCGCACACTCTACGCAACCGACGTTGGAGCTCCCAGCCTCCGCGGGTCTATACCCCGTTGGAAGCCTGGGCAAAGCACATGGTTGCCTGGACTGACCAGCAGGATCGTGCCGACGATCCGATCTCTCCGATTGTAGAAGTCGTGATCGACAACAACACTAACTTCCTGAATACTAACGTCCAGTGCAGGCATGGATTGGAGCAGAGGGTTTTCGGAGCCACGGTCCCGAACGTTCATTGGCTGCTCTGCGGGTCAAAGCACACTGGCGTTGGGATGGGAGCTGGTAGTGGTGTTTCAGTCATTCACACGGACGGGAACGTGACTAGGAACACTATTGAGCTCCGGTTCTTTGCCACGGCAATGACAGTGAACGTGAGCAATCCGCTGACGTACTACTTGTACTTCTTCCCGTTCGTCGAGAGGCTTCCGCAATGAGAAGGCTAGTTTATCTGAGCCTCCTGCTTCCGATGCTCCTCGGAACGGACTACGTTCATATGGACGACACTACGCAGAGCTGGCTCGCGACGATGGTGGACTGCGACAACTCAACAGGGAAGCTGGACTTCAACAGCACCACGAAGATGTTCGAGTGCCAGACCGACGGCGGCGGCATGGGCGGTGGACTGTCTCATGATCAGGTCATGGCGAGGGCGAGCTATGCGTTCTAGGATTCTCCTGCTTCTAGCGCTGCTCTTCTTCGCGCTTCCCGCGTGGGCGAACAGCCTGATTCTCGATGCGACTGACGAGTCGGTTGAGTTGGTCACCAGTTCAACGGCTGGGATCGACTACACAGTCTCGTACGTGGACAACACTACGACTGCGTTTACTCCTGGATCGAACCAGGGCGCGATTTCGACTGCTACAACTACGACGATTCTGTCGGCGCCTGCGGCTTCCACGCAGAGACAGATGAAGTGGCTTTCGGTCAGGAACACTGACGGAGCTACAACGAACGTTGTCACTGTCCAGATGGACAAAGCGGCGACGAATCGGGTACTGACTTCGGCGATCTCGCTCGCGGCAGGAGAGAGCTTCACTATCGACCACGAGGGCCTGCTGACGGTGTTTACCTCGGCAGGTCTGATAAAGCAGCAAGCCACGTCGGTTAGCTTCGACATCACGGATACGGACTCGAGTCCGATCAGGACTGTCGATCAGGGAGAGCAGATCCAGTACGCAGGAGCTGGGACAGTTTCCGTAGACCTGACAGGAGCAGGATCGAATCACGTCGTTACTGTTACCGGCAGCGCTCATACTGCGGATGAAGTCGGCGCAGTTACGAACACTGACGTTTGCCAGGGAGACGGATCACAGGTTCAGTGCAACATCGCGACGCTTGCGAATCTGAATACTGCTCTGGGTTCAAGCGTCGCAGACGGGCCGCACTTCAGTCCCACAGCAGGGATTTCGACAGACCACGGAGCTGGAGCAATCACGGCGACTACTGATTTCGCTGGAACGCTCTGCGGAACCAATCAGATCCTCGAGGACCAAGGAGCTACCTGGGCTTGTATCGCTACTCCGAGTGGTGGGACTGAAACGAACACGCTGACTACGGTTACGACAGGAATCGCGGAAGATCAGGTTCCCGTCGGTAACACTGGCACGTCGCATTATGAGACGCTTCCAAATGGAGTCGTGGCGTATAATACGACTACCGATGTGTTCAGTGCGGCAGCAGACGTGGCTCAGATCGAGGCGCCTGCTAGTGATGATCAGGCGTTGGTCAGTGATTCTACAGCGGCCTCGACTTGGAGAACGATTCCAGACTGCCACACCAACAACATGCTCACGTACACGCAGGCGACCAACACGTTTGGCTGCGATGCGGACGATGGAGGTGGCGGGGGGACTACAGTAAGCATCGACGGAGTTAGCGTCGGCTCGGCGATCAACTTCGACGATGGTGGAGACGTAAACTTCACGAACGACGGCGATGGGACTGCAAGCACAGCGGTCACTAATGTCCAGTGTTCAGGGTCTTGTATCGGAGACGCTGAGGTCGATAATAACATCTCGATCGACCACAGTTCAACTGGAACGTTGCTTCTCGATCAGACTGTAGGTCCCTCAGCAGAGGGTCTTATTGCTTGGGATCCTACTAATGACGAGTTGGAGATCGGCAACGGAGCGCCAGGTACAGAAGTCTTCAAGCCCATCGGGACGTTTACTAACACCGCAATCTGCAAGGCTGATACCGGTGCGAACACTATTGATTGCTCCAGTACCACTCTTGCGCTGAGTACAGAAACTACTGGGAACTACATGGTCGATGTGACGCTGGGGGCGGGGATCGGAGGTTCCCATACCCCTTCGCACGGATCGACCGCCACGATCGCTACGGCTAGCCAGGAGGCCGGATTCCTTGCCGACGGCGGGGTTACTGCTCTGACCTGCGGTGCGTCGAATCAGGGCAAAGCACAGGTCATGGACGATGGAACATTGCAGTTCTGCGACGGTGCCACGACCTCGGCACAGCAGACTGCAGTGAATCTCGGCGGAACCCAGACGATTACCGGAGACAAGACATTCTCTGGAACATCGCTGAACGTCGGGGCAACAGGCTGGACGAATGCGAACCATGCTCATACGGCGGCGAGTTCCGGCGGCCAGATCGCTTTCTCGAGCCTGACCGGCACCGTTGGGGATACTCAGATTGCAGCAGGGGCGGTTGATGGAGGATCTGGTGGCGAGATTGCTGATGGATCTATCGACTCGAACGACGTAGCCGCGAGTCTAAAGACCGAAGTAGGTTGTGCCTACGTTGAGACTCCTGCCGTTGAGGTTCTGGAATCCGTCTGGCGAGCTCCAGTTGCGGTGACGATCACTGAGATCTGGTGCGAGGTCGATGCTGGAACAGTCGGGATGGATTTGCAGAACGACGATGGGACGCCGACTGGAGTGAACGGATCTGACGTTAGTTGTGCGACGCCTAATGGAACGTCGGACGCTACGTTTGCTGGAGACGCGACTCTGGCACAGAACGATCGAATCGACCTTGACATCAACAGCGTTACATCGGCGACGAAGCTGAGCGTATGCTGGAGGTATACGTATGACTAAGTGGCTGGCGCTGCTCGTCGCGCTGCTGTTTCCGATCGTTGCCTGCGCTCAGGAGGACGAGCGGCCGGACGGGACTTTTGCTACTTCAGGCAGCAGCTGTACTACGTCTGATGCTCACACGACTCTTGACGATGACGTAGATGGAGCAGGAACAGACTACTGCACCGCGAGTACCTGTTCTGGCAGTTCCGCCAGTGAACCGTCATTTGTACTGACTTTCAATACACCTTCAGGGAACCCTTCGACAGCCACTGATGCACAACAGTACGCTGTGCGATTGAAGAAGTGTGACGGCACAGGAAACGATCCGACGTGTGAGCTGACGTACTGCTGCAATGGAGGTTCTGTTGTTACTACTGGAGCATCACAGACTATTAGCAACGCTTCAGCTCATATTGTAACACAGAACTTTACTTTCAATACTGCATCGTGTGCGGCTGATGGATCTGATACTGAGATCTGCCTAGCGTGCTTTCGACCTTCTGGCTCTCCATCTGGACGCAGATCTGTCGATGTCGAGTCAGTAGAGTGGCGAGCCACGCTGGCGTCCGGTGCGACGAGAAGGATCATCATTACTGGAGAGGCTCTTGAGAATAAGTAGAGAAGATCCCAATGCTCTGACTCCGAACCAGATCGGGTTCTTGCTGAACTCGATTCGGGATTCGGGAGAGACTTGGGAACAGGTCTCTCGAGAACTCGTGGCTGGAACGGCGACGTCTTGGATTGTAGAGAGCGACAAAGCCGAAGGTGTCTTTGTTACGCAGATCGTGAGTGGTTACTTGTTTGTCTGGCATTTCGGCGGAAGGAATCTCTACACGATTTACAAGTCTATTCTGCGCGGATTCCAAGAGATTGCGAAGAAGCATCATTTGAAAGGAATCCGCGGAGTTGTAGAGAACGAAACACTTTTGAAACTCTACGAGCGCAACGGCTTCTCTCGAAAGAAGATCGTTGTGGAATGGAGGGTCTGACATGGGTGGTGGATCTGGCGGCGGTGGGAGCACTTCGATTCAGGACGTCCCCCCGGAGTTCAAGCCTGCATACTTCAGGCTGTTCAACAGTGGATTGGCTGCCGCGCAGCAGGCAGCACAGAATCCATTTGCAGGCGGGTATCCGAATCCCTACGGAAACTATCCGCAGAACGTCGGAACCGGGAGCGGAATCGGCGCGTTCAACCCTGGGTTCCAGCAGCCTCAGCAGGGTCTGCCTCAGCCTGCGACACAGCGTCGTGGGTTGCAGACGGGCCAGCCGCGGCAGGCTGGAGCGAATCCGCAGGGCGCTCCGCAACAGCAGCAGCAGGGATTTCCCCAGCAGGGAGGCGTTCCGGGCTACGGGATTCCTCCGCTGCAGCCGGGGCAGTACCCTGGGATCGGCCAGAATAATCTCGGTTGGTGGGGGGCTCAGTTCCAGGCTCCCCCTGGAGGCACTCCGGGGAGCCCGAACATTCCGTACTCGGGCGGCCAGCCGATCATCGGTCAGCCGTTCCCTGGACCGTTCACAGCTCCGTCAATGCCGATCGAGTATCAGAGCCTCGCGGCGAGGCAGCAGGTCGGGAACCAGCTCGGCGGGATTGCAAATCCTCTGCTGGGGTTGGGAACCGCGCAAGCACAGGGTCAGTTCCTGAATCCCTACAGCAACCCGTACTTCCAGCAGAACATCCAGGCCTCGCTGCAGCCCGCTGTGGATGCGTTCACCAGGAGCGTGCTGCCGCAGTTCAACTCGCAGGCGTTGCAGGCTGGAGCGTACAAGGGTTCCTCGGCGAGAGACTTCGCTCTCGGGAACCTCGCAAACGACTTCGGGCGGAACCTGAGTCAGACTGCAGCGCAGACAGGCTTCCAGAACTATCTGCAGGAACGAGCGATTCAGCAGCAGACTCCGCAGCTTCTGTCGCAGTCGGCGCAGCTCCAGCAGATCAGTCCGGAGATCCTGGCGCAGGTCGGAGCGGGTCAGAGGGAGCTGGCGCAGAGGCCGCTGGATGAGCTTCTGCTGCAGTTCCAGGAAGCACAGCAGGCTCCGTTCAGGCCCCTGGGACCGCTTGCGAGTTTGATCCAGGGAACCAACATCGGACTGACGAATACTCTGAATCCGCAGCGTCCGTCTCCGGTGGCGAGCGGAATCGCAGGAGCACTCGGAGGAGCAGCCCTCGGTGGTGGGCTCACGAGTGCGCTGGGGCTGGGTGGCAGTCTCGGCGGATACGGCGGCGCGGCAGGAACCGGGCTCGGGGCAATCCTCGGAGCCCTCGGAGGAACTCTGTAGATGCCGACAGCAGCAGAACTCGAACGGAATCGAGTCTACGGTCAGTCAGTAGGTCCGGTCATTTCGAGCATCCTCGGAGGACTAGGCCGCGCGGCAAGTCTTGCGAATCCAATGAACCTGCCGCCGTTCCAGATGGGTCCGACCGCAACAGCACTGACGAACTACTTTGCACCCTCGGGTGAGATGTTCGGCAGTCAAGACCCGCTACAGCAGGCGTTCGGGGGACAGGCCAGTCAGGGACCGGAGGCTTCAGTCCAGCAGGCCTTCGGAAACCCCGGTCCCCAGCAGCCTCTGCCGGGACTGGGCGTTCCATTCACAGACCAGCAGATGCAGGGACTCTACGGTCAGGCTCCGCAGCAGCAGGGTGGAATCGGGCAAGCGTTCCAGGGAGTTCCTCTGCCGAACGCTCCGCACCTGCAGGCTCCGCAGATGGACATTTCGAAGCTGTTCGATCCCATCATCGAGAGTCTGAAAGACCCGCAGAAGGTTCCTGGAGCAACGACGCTGGACAAGGTGAGTCAGGTTCTCGGACAGGCGGCGCAGGGAGCACAGTTCGGATTGCTCCGTCCGGAAACCGGAGCCGCGGGAGTGATTTCCGGCGCAGGCGCAGGCGCGTCTCGTGCGATGGAGGAGCTCCGCAGGGAGGAACAGGCTCTCACGATCGAGCACCAGCGGGCAGTCGAGCGAATGCAGCAAGCACGCGCTGGAGTTCAGTCGCAGAAGGCGGGGGCAGAAATGAACCTCGCTCGGGACATCGCGAACACTCGGAACATGGAGATGCAGATGCAGTTCACTCGGGACGTGCAAGCATCTACCATGTCGCAGCAGCGCGTCCAGCCGCTGGGAGACGGCAGAGTGATGATCACTCAGTTCGATCCCAACACTGGGCAGGGGAGCCAGCAAATCATCGACACAGTTCCCGAGACGATCAGGTTCTGGCAGATGGCGTATCTGCAGAGTCGCGCGGCGGCGAACTACAACAAGGACTCGCGCAAGGAACCGAAGTTCTTCATCGACGGAAAGGCTGTTCCGCAGTCGGCAATCTTCGGTTCGGCGAATGAGGCATTCAGCACCCCGGCTCAGAAGGAATCCCAGTACCTTGCGCTGCAGATTGCTCAAGATCCGGTGCTGTTCAACCAGTACGCCAAGGATCTCGAGGAGATGATGGCTGGGATGAATCCAGAAGATCCGAGTTTCTCTATGATGTTCAAGAGACTGAACGAGGCTCCAGGGGAAATGACGATCGACTACATCGCGAGCATTCTGTTGCAGAACCCCGGCGAGCGGGCGCAGGCTTGGGAGCGCATCGGCGGCAAGGGAGGATTCACGGGTGCCGGATCGACAGCCCCTTAGCATCGCGGACGCGCTCGCGAACATCGGAGCGCCGCCGACTGGGCAGATTGCCTCCGTGCCGATTGGCCGGATCAATCAAGAACTGTTCGGGGACAAGGCCGGGTTCTTCGACTCGCTCATTTCCGCGGGAACCAAGGAAATGATCGGGATGAAGCCCGACCCGTCAGTCGAACGCTATCGGGCAGAGAATCCTGTTCGAGGATTCACCAGCCAGGTGCTTCCAGAGCTTGCTTTGTTTGCAATCCCTGGGACGAAGGTCGGAGCCCTAGCGGTGAAGAACTTCCGTCCTGCGGCGGCTCTCGTAGAGTACGGTGCTGAGGCGCTCAAGGCTGGAAGGGCCTTCAAGGGCCGCGCGCTGACAGAGGTCGGGCATATTTTGCCTGTGCTCGGAGCGAGGCAGGCGGCGAGTCTAGTTGCACCCGAGGAAGGATCCTTCAGTAGGATCGCAGAGCGCAACACGGTCGATATTCTATTCGGCGGTGCGTTTGCTGGTACGGCGGAGTTCTTGAAGAACTTGCGCGGCGCGAGCGCGCTGGAGCTTCGTACTAGCGGAAAGGATCCCGAAAGAACCCTCGCTCTGATTCAGAAGTACTTCAAGGACTACGTAGACGTGAACAATCCACCGCAGGATCAGCTTGCGAGCTTGCTGCGGTTGGAGGCTGATCCTCAGCACGCAGGGCATCCCGTGATGGCAGACGTCCGCAGGGGAATCGACCTCATGCGAGCGGAGGTTCTAAAGCAGGAGAAGCCAGCGAAGCAGGCCTGGGTCAAACTGGCAGGCGGCAAGAGCAACAAGGCTATCGCGAAGCTTTTCAAGCGTGGAGTTCCGCTGATTGACCTGCCGGAAGAGTTCCCCTGGCGGACTATGCTTCCGAAGGACTTCGAGGCGTTCACTCGCTACCCGAAGGCACTCACGGTTACAGAGCCCGCGGAACGTAGTGAAGTCTGGCGGGCAATCAACGAGAATCTCACACGAATGGACGCTGACACGTTCATCGGACAGGAGGGGTCCGAGGGACTGTACGTCGTAGTGAAGAAGGTTCAGTCGATCGAGGACAAGCTTCCGGGGGCTAATCGCCTGTTCGTAGGCCGCCCGGATATTCCTGATCGGTACTTCGTGCTGAAGACGAACAAGCCTTGGGAGTTCGTAGACGACATTACGAGGAGGGTCCGGAAGATTGAGGATGTCTACGCTTACGACTCCACGCTCAAGCAAGTCTCCGAGGATGCGTTCTTGGATTCGCGGCTGCCTAATCGTGGCCCGAGGACATTCCAGTTGGAGGATGGCGTCGAGGTATCTGCGATGCCGGGAACGACTCCGACATTCGACGCGATCCGCAGGGACGTAGAACTCGCGAAGCCGTGGCAGAAGGGACTGTACGGGCTGGTCGAAGCAGGAGACCAGTTGGAGACTCCGCAGTTCTTCAAGAGAGTCCTGGACCAAGTAAGCAAGACTGTTCCGGTCAGTATTCCGTTCTCGAGCTTCATTCCACAGATGGTCAAGGATTTCAGCTTTGAGGCTGGGCATCTGATCCGTGAGTCCGCACGGGCGAGTAGGAAGATTCTGGCACCTGCTGCAATGGGCAACTGGAACGGTCGTGCGGCGGTGCTGAACCGACTGACAGGTCAAGCGTTCCATCGGATGCTCGGGCGTGCGCGGCAGGTTCTTTGGGGTCAGGTTCCTGACGAAGTAATCATGAAGGGAAACATTCTCAAGAACCTCATGCTGAGGATGCACGATCCGAGAACTGGAGGTATTCTGACCAAGGCGGTCTATGCTTTGGACAGTCCGGAGAACCTCGAGCAGCTCACCGTCGCGTGGCGTATGCGGTGGACACCTGATGAAGCGGCGAAGAACGGAATCAGCAGCAAGGTCGTCCAGTTCCTGAGGGATCTCAACAAGCACGACTTGGATCAGATTCTCGAACTCAAAGCGTCGCGCAGCGCGGCCGGAGTCGAGGACGACTTCATCCCGCTCGCGTCGCACTACAGCATGTCGCGGATGTGGCCAGGCAAGTTCCGAGTGGAACTGTACGACGATTTGACTGGCGATCTTGTCGGCTATGCTGGAGGGCACAGTCCTCGAGAGTCGATGAAGAACGCCGAGGACATCGTGCGCTACATCAATAGTACTGCGAAGGAAGGAGAGCCCAAGCTCCGGACTCCGATCCGGGACCACATCAGCACTACGGAACACGTCCACTTCTCTAAGGAACTAGCGACTACAATGGACGCGCTTGCGAAGGAAGTAGATGCCTTCCAGCGGGGAGCCAAGATCTCTGCGAACAACTTGCTTACGCAAAGAGTTGTCAGCGCGACGCAGAGACTCATGATGGACGAACCGGGGAGGTTCCTGGAGCGGAGTGGAGCAATCGGCTGGACTGGTCAGTTCAAGCCGCTCACAATCGACGAAGTTCTGGAGTCGATTACGGCGAACACTGTCGAGACGCAGAGATTGATCACGAAGGAATCCCTGGTTTCACAGCTCACTCCTGAGATCGAGAAGCTCATGAAGGAGTATCCTGATCTCTATAATCAGTGGGTCGTGAGGTTCAACAGTCACTTGGGTTATCAGGGCCCTGTGGCTAAGGCAATCGACCGGATGATCGACGTGCCGCTGTCGCGGTTCATGGGGTCGCACGGAGGGAGCAGGGCCATTCGGAAGATGAACAGGGGACTGTTCAATCTGACCCTCGGTGGGCTCGACATCGGGTTCCCGATCGTGAACTCTCTGACTGGACTCATGACTATCATGCCAGAAGCGGCATTGGTCATGAACTCGGTTCCAGGGAAGCTGAATCCGTACTACGACCTGATGATGATGCAATCGAAGCGCGGCCCGATGCCGGTGAGCTTTCTGAGTCCTTTCCGAGCCATGACGAGAGGATTCAATCTGCTGCGTAAAGCAGCGTACTCGGAAGACGCAGAACTCGTTCAGGACATTATCCGAGCGAGGGAAGAGGGCATCATCGGCAAGCCTGTGATTGCAGAGATTCGAGAGTTCGGAGAGATCGCGGCTGAGAAGATGAAGGCCAAGAATCCCATTGAAGCTGTCATGCAGTTCAACGAGGGGTTGATTGGGAAGACTGAGGAGCTCTCGAGGGCTTGGGCTTTCGTGACAGGCCGCGACATTGCCATGAACGTCCTGAACATGAATCGAGCTGAAGCGTTCGAGCTTGCGCGAAGGTTTGTCTCGCGGACGATGTACGAGTATACGGCAGGGGATCGAGCCCGGGTGACTACCGGAGCAATCGGCGGCGGCTGGGGACTGTTCAAGAACTGGTCGATGCACTACATCGGAAACATGATGGCTTATAGCAATGAAGCTATCTGGAAGAACAACTGGGGTCCGGTGCTTTGGGCACTGATCGGAGCGGGAAGCGTGGGCGGCGCGGCCGCTATGCCTGGCTACGGAGTTGCCAGCAGCTTTGCAAAGCTTCTCACCGACAAGGATCTGACCGACTGGACGTATGACGCGGCTGGGTACGGAGGCAAGATCGGAACGGGCTTCGCAGATGCGTTCAACTACGGTCTGCCGAGCGTGCTCGGAATGACGCTGCAAGGACGGAGTAGCGCTCCTGGAAGTCAGGTCATCCGAGATACGAGTCTGTTCCTGAACATGGCAGTTGTGGATCGCGGCGTTGGACTCTATCGGTTCATGCAGAACGCATGGGACCAGATGGCTGACGGCAACGTGAACGTCATGAGTGACAGGCGGGTACAGAGAACCTTCATGCAGGCGTTCGCTCCGAGGACTATCCAGAGGGCCTACACGTATTGGGGTGGGCAGGGGTTGGAGAGCCTGCGAACTGGAAACCGTCTGATCAATCGGATCAGTAAGACCGATGCGTTCATGCACGCTCTCGGAATCACTCCGCTGGAAGTGGAACGGACCTTCGACGCGGCGAGTGATCTGTATGAGGACACAGCAAAGCTGCGCGGAAGAATCCAGTTCTATGGAGAGTCGTTCTCGGACGCTTGGTCCAATGGGGACTTCGACGAGATGAGGAGGATTTACCGAAGGGCTTACGCTGAAGGACTCCCGATCGACTCCATCCAGCGTTCGGCACAGAGCCGTAGGCAAAAGGATCAGGACGACTTGCTGCAGCGGCAGTTCGACGATCTGATCGTGCAGCGAAAGAAGAAGCTGCGAGGGTTCTGATGCTGATAAACGAGAAGCAGATTCTGTTTACAGAACTGATCGCACGGCTTCTGCACTTCGGAGTAGAGCAGGGATACAACATGGTCTTTGGTGAGGCCATGCGAGGGCGACAGCAGGCAGAATGGAACGCGCTGCACTGTGTTAGATGCGGCAAGTCGATTGACGACGAACACAGCGGACATAGGTTCAAGCCGTATGGAATCAAGAACTCCTTGCATTGCGTTTGCCTTGCGCTGGACATCAAACTGCTTCGTCGTAATAGCAGTGGCAAGTTTTCTTATCTTTCTGACACTAGGGACTACCAAGTGCTCGGAGAATACTGGGAAAAGCTCCATGAGCTGTGCGCTTGGGGAGGAAGGTTCGGCGACGGAGGACACTTTTCGATCATGCACGGAGGACGCAAATGAAAGACCCCGGAGCGGCTTTACACTTTGGGGCGGGCGCAGTGATTGGTCTGCTGGCAGTCTTCGGAATCGGAAGGGAAGCCCTGCAACACGACTTCCATCTGAGTCTGCATCAGTGGATTGAGGCACTTGCTTGGCCCGCTGGTGGGTTCGTGGCAGTACTGGTGGGGGTTCCACTGGTACATCTCATCAGGAGGAAGAAGAAGTGAAGAAGTGGTATACCAGCAAGACGCTCTGGGTCAACGGAGTTGCCCTCGTGGCAATCGTAGTCCAGGGCGTGACCGGCTTCGTGGTGAAGCCGGAGCTCCAGATCGCGGCGCTGGGCGGGATCAACTTCCTGCTCCGCATCATCACCAAGGAAGAGGTGACGTGGTGAAACTCATCCCCGTTTTTGCGCTGCTTTTGATCCTAAGCGGTTGCATGACGGTGAAACTCCCGGACCAGACCGAGGTGACTCTCTACGGCCGCGGCTGCATCGACATGATTCAGTATGGAGATGGGAAGTACTGGATCACGACGCAGCAGGACGGAGAGAGCAACTGGATCATCGGGCGCGTGGCGGCTCCAGTCGTGCATGAGCTGGTCGGCATCGCGGCTCTCGTCGTTGGGAGCCCTGCCGAGATCTTCCGAGCTCTGCTGGGAATGCCCTCTCCGCCACCCGCTCCAGGTCCATCGAACATGCACGGCTGCAGTTCGGTCCTTGGAGACGGGGAAATCCCCACGACTCCGGAACCCGAACGCAAGTCTCTGTTCGGGAGGTTCATGGACGCGATAAGGCGCTGATACATACCCGGCACGGTGCAGGGTATTGATCAGTCCTTTCGAGGATCATCTCCCAAGGCCATTCTGATGTACCAGATGGCCTTGCGGAGATCCTCGAGCTCCTGGTCCTTGTAGGCGGCTCGCCAGAGATACTGGATCGCAGTCAGGACGCAGAAGGATCTGAAGTGGTCAGGACGCGCAGAACGTAGCGCGTCGATACACTGCACGTCGCCGCGGTTGTAGTGGAACGGCCACTTGATCGGATCGCCCCAGTCCTTCTGCGAACCCTTCTCTACGAAATCAGAATCACTCATCTTCTTTCTTTCCCCTTGGTAGGAAGTAGCGATTAGGCTTCTCTCCAATGGAGTCAACCCATCTGGCTGACGCCAACTGGTCAATGAGGACATCCAGATACGAAGGATGTACCTCAGCCGAGAGTCGTCTACGAAGCTCATCTTCCTTGGTGCCTTTCTTTTGAGATAGGAACTTGAAGTTGATGAACTTCAAGGCAACCTGCTGCTGGAACAGCAGCGGATTCGCTCCGAGAGATTCGATAGCCTTCGGCATTACTCGCTCGGCTTCGAGCAGAACAGTCTTTGCAGCAGTTATGTCCTCTGGGAGGATAACAAGATCGTGCCGTCGTGAAGCCGCACAGACCATGCACAGTTTGATAAACTGGACGAATCTTCGAGTATTATAGTGA